ATTATTCTATGGGAAGGTGTTTGAATTAACTAAGTGTAAGCTCTATATATTCAATAAATTCATCAGCAATTTTTTGACTGACTAAACCCAAAGTCAAAGTAAATGTTCCAGAGATTATAAAAAATTCTTCCTCAACTTCAACTACTCCTTTTTTAGAAAATTCTTCTAATTGTTTACTTCCATATTTTTCTAATAAAAAGCCGTCTTTTAAAATTTCTTTTGCTTTCTCCATTTCAAGTGAATTTTCATCTGCAAATTTTTTTATCAATGAATAAATATACTTTTGACTTTCTCTACTGTACATAAACTTTATTCCTCACACTCCTTTAACCAGCTATTGACTTGTAATCTTACTCTTTTAACTGCACTCTTATTTATGGAGTATTCGTTTCCAGTTCTTCTTTTTGCATCCTCTTTTAATTCTTCCAATAGGTCCTGACACTTCTCAATTACAATTTCCAAATTATCTCTATCTGTCATCTTCATACCTCCAAATTTTTAATTTTTCTTTTATTATCAATGCTGGCCATAAATTTTATGCATTATTTTTTTATTAATTCAATCAATTTTTCAATTAACTTTTTAGTAGCTGTAATGTCCTGTAAGCTGTCGTGTGCCTTTAATTCAATATTGAAATATTTACACCAAGTTTCAAGTTTGTTATTTTCTAATACTGGAAGCATACCAGCAACTTGTAATAATCTTACTGAATACAAAGGATCCAGCATAGATGAATTAAAATAACTGAAAAGAAATTTATTATTATTTCTTTCAAAAAGTGCTTTTAAAATATCAATATCAAATTTTACATTATATCCAGCAACTATAAACTTATCATTTTTATCATATTTATCAATGTATTTATCAAGAATTTCTAAAAATTTTTTATAAATAATACTCTCATCGATATATTTATCAGTTCTTAATTCTTCCAATGTTCTTCCCTGTACTTCTAAGGCTTTTTCATTTATTTCTGAATTTTTAAAAGGTTTTATATAAAAATTAAACTTCTCTTTCTCTACTCCATTTACTTCTATTATTCCAGATAGTTGAATTAATGCCGATTTCTCAGCATTAACTCCACCAGTTTCAGTATCTATAAAAATTATTTTATTCATATTTCTTCTCCTGCTAAATTTTGTATAAAAACTCTCAATGTTTCAAAATTTTCTACTTGTATCCCAAACTTATCAACTTCTCTTGTAAAATGAAAAAAATCATCACCATAATAATTTACATTTACAAAATCATCTCCAACCATATAACTTACAACTTTTTCCAAATCTATTATAATTATTCTTTTATCTGTTGTTTTTATTTTTAAGTATTTCATTATCTCACTCCTTTATCAATTCAGAATTTTCATAGATATTTCCTAATATCTCTATATCTTCTTTATAGTAATTCATTCCTAATACTACTAAAGGTCTAGGCTTAATATATTCAACAACAAAAGCTCCCCATTCATCAGAATATTTAATTACTCCAATTCCGTGATTAGCTCTAAGTTTTACAATATCACCCTCATAAATTTCTTTTTCGTTTTTATCTTTTAACCCTGTGTATTCCATAAGTTCAATATCTTTAAAATCTGTATGTTCATAACAATCAACATCTTCATTTGAAAAAAATATTTCTTTATGGAGAATATCAATACCTAGCACTTCTCCCATTATCTTTTTTTCTTTATGCCAAGCTCTAAATTTAATCTCTCTCATCTTCTTCCTCCCAATCAGCTATATGTTCTTCAATAACTCCAAAATTTAAGCAATTAGGACATACAAATCCTACAAACATATCTCCAGCAAAATTACCTTGTTCATCTGTCATTTGTCTATAATCTTCTATAATTTCTGTTTTACATTCTTTACATTTCCACATTATTCATCTCCTCCAATCTCTCTGGCAAATCTAATCCTTAATTTTTTAATACTATAATCAGCCCTGAATTTTCTATATGTATTTTCTTCCCATTCTTCTAATTTTTTAAAGTATTCTGGATATTCTTTATATAGTACTTTTAATTCTTTTAAAGATTTTAAAGGACAACACCAGCAAGAAACTCTATTAAATTTTTCATATAAACCACTCCAATTAAAACCTTTACTGTAACAATATTCTAGTGCTTCTTGTTCTGTTATATTCCATTCTACAAGTGGATATTTGATATTCTTTTCTTTGTTTTTTTCTAACCTTTTTACTTCATCAGCTGCAATCCCGTGATATTCAATTATTTCAAAATCTTTGTAATTTTCTTTTATGTACCTTTTTATCATAGATTTTTTAAAATATTGAGTACACCATCTATTACGAAAATCTGGGAAAGAATACCCTTTTTGCCCTTTATTTTTACCTTTTTTCTTTTCATATTCAAGCAACATAAATTCAAAACTCTTCTCTGCTTTTAATCTTGTTACTTTATGATTTATGTACTTTTCAACTTTTTCAATATGCTCATACATTTCTGGAAACTCTACACCAGTATCCATAAATATAATGTCATCTATTTGTAATCCTTTCTCTAATATCATAAGTAACATTGCTGTTGAATCTTTACCTCCTGAAAAGCTAACAATATGTTTAATCATTTCCAATCTCTCCTGCTCTTACCTTAGCCCAGAAGTCTTGCCATTCTTTGCTATCAACTACTTTTTGAGCTTCTTCTTTTGTTTGAAAATAGTTTCCCAAATTATAATGGTCGTTATCTTCATCAGAAAATTCTTCTCCAACACTCCAAACAATTCCATTTGACCCTATATAATAATATTCTTCAAGTTCTTTTGCTCTCCATCTCTTAGGTATTCCATATTTTTCATTGATTTTTTCAACCATATTTTTGATATTTTCAAATTCTTCTTTTGTTACTGTAAAAATAAAATCATCATCTATTTTAAATTTACCTTTTAAATGTAATTGATTGTATGGATACGATAAATAACAAGGATTATTAAAACTAACAACTCCTATTCCTCTATCTTCAAACTCTCCTCTTTTCAATACTTCAAAATTTTGGTATTTAATTCTTACTGCTACTCTATCAAACACTTCTTGACTTTCTATCTCTAAAACCTTTTCTTTTTCCATTATTTACCTCCCATTCCTTTATATAATTTATTAAGACTTTGCATAGCTTCATTTAACTTTGGATGTTGACTATTTTTTAATTTATTTTTAATATCTTCATACCAATTTTTAGCTTTTTCTCTATCACAATAATAACTGTAATTTAATCCTAATAAACTTAATTGAGTTGCTCCTTTTGTTTCCACAAGTGTAAATATTAATTTTGTTTCCTCTGATTTAAAATATAAATCTACCATAAATACTCCTTTTTATACTCACGCCTTACACACTTTTATTTTTGCTCCTCCTTGTCGCAAAAAAGCAAGTGTTTCAGTTGTGGTTTCTGTAAAAAGCAATTCTTTCAGGGTCAACTGCAATTATTGCTTTTTACAGAAAGGTCCAATTAAGAAACTTTTTTATCAAATATTTTTTTACAAGCATCTTTTAACTGCTCGTCTTTCATTTCAAATAATTCATTAACTCCATAATTTTTTAACATTCTTTCAAGTTTATCCCCTTTTACATACTCTGATAATTTTTCAATCATTCCATTTCTACTATTCAAAAAATCTTTTACTTTTTCTTGTTCAGTTTTATCTTTTCCGTGTGTATTAGTGCTATCACTGTCTTTTGTATCATCTATCATAAACATACCATTCAAAGCATATTTTCTGGCATAACTTGAACTAGCTCCTGTAATTTGTGATCCGTCCATTCCTTTTTTTGTTTCTTCCTCTCTTGCTAATGCCGAAGTTTGTATTTGTTCATCTGGCTTTTCTATGTTAATAATAGTAATTGTTGCTTTTACATAATTTCTATTATTTACTTCAACAATCTCATCATTAATGAAAAAAGTTAATTTATATTTATTCAGTACAGGTTTCAATGCTTCCAGTATGTCCTCACAACTTCTATATTTATATTTTCCGAATGCATTAAATTGTCCTTTTGGTGCTTTTAGTTCAGTTTGTACATTTAATAATTTTTCATAAATATTCATTTTTTCCCCCTTTACATTAAACTTTCTAAAATTTCAAAAAATCTATTAAACTTAAATTTTAAATATTGCCATAAAGTTATTTTTTTATAATCTCTAATTAAATTTTTAAATGATATTTCTTCAATTGTCATAATTGTAAGTTTTAGCAATTTCCTCACTCCTTAAAACAATTTTCATAATTTTTACAGCATCCACAAGTAAAGTCCCTTGTGGAAAATTTAAACATTTATTCAATCTTATAAAATCTCTCCATTTAATCATTTTTTTAATTCCTCCATATCTTTTATAAATTTTTTTAAATCTACATCAAGTTTTTTTAAATTAACTCTAATTTCTTCAAGTCCTTTATCCATTTTTTTAAATTTTTTATCAATTTCTTCACATTTTTTTATTATTCTTTCATAATCTTTATTAAATTTTTCAATATCCATTTTCAAGCCTCCTTTTAGTTGCTGGGGAGTTATTAGCTCCCCTTTTATTTAATATTTTCTAATTTCTATAAAATCACTAATTGATAAGCCACGACTGCCATAGGGGTCCTTTTCTTCCTCTTCCCATTGAAAAACATTACACATAAAATTATCAATTATACAATCTAAGTTATCTAATTTTTTAATAAAATGATTAAAACTATTTATTTTAATTAGTTCAGGATAAGTTCCATAATCCCCAGTAAATTCAATATTAATTTCTCCTCTTTTTTCAACATTATCCCAATTGGCGATAATACTCATTCTTTCTTCATACCAGCTTTCGTAATAACTTAAATTAGAAAGAAGTTTATAACCATTTCTAATATTTAAAAGTTTTTCAATTTCTTTTATGTCCTTAATATCTTTTAAATTATTCATTTCACTATCATATAAATATAAAGTCCATTCACCAGAAGCATATTCAATAACATAATTTTCATTGTTCATTTTTTCCCCCTTAATCTTCAATCACAAATTTTAATCCTTTCAGCTCTGCCTTTTTTAAAGTTATAAATCTATAATCTTCATCTCCTTTTGCATCTGATTTTAAAAATTCAATTTCTTTTTCCAGCTCTTCAATTCTTTTTTTTACTTGTGATTTATCTTTCATAGTCCCCCTTTTAAAACTTTTTTTATTTTTGTATCCATTTGGGTTACATTAAATCCAAAAAAATAAACTTCCTTTACACTATTATTATAACTCATTTGGGTTACAATGTCAACTTTTTTTTGATTTTTTTTAAAAAATATTTTACAATAAAACAAATATTTTAAAATTTTTTATGATAAAAATAAATTATTTTTTACCTCAAAGAAAAAAAATAATTGCTGATGACCCAGCAAGAAATTTTTTTCTTTGAGGACACAACTGGACACCAGTAAATTTTTGCGATGAGGAAGAGCAAAAAACTGGTGGTAAGGCGTGAGTGAAATCCTAAAAATTTTCAAACACCTTCCCATAGAATAAT